CAGGAGGGTTCATTAAGGAGGAGCCACGCGAAGTCGCGATCTATATATTCATACAGTCCTTGACAATCGGGATTGTTGCTATAAGGCAACTTTCCCCATCGCCGGGAAACTGAAGCATATATGGATGTGGCACAGTGCTCATAACCTGCGCGTCGTAGCCGTGAGGCCACCTCGCATAGGGATATTGCACTTGAGACGGAGGAGACATCCCACTTCCGGATACGGAGGGGCGTAACATTGATGCCATTATAGGCATCCACGCCACAGGACTCTCGGAAGAGTCCCTTTCGAAACGTTTTGTTCACGTTGGGCACTAGCCCAGCTTGAACGAGCGCTCCGATTGCACCTTCGTAATATTCTACCGGGAACAGGATATCATCTCCAAAGACATAGATGTCATCACAGGTTACCCCGTAACGGCATCGTATGCCAGCACGAACCAAACCATAGAACACCAGGCTCTGAACAGGAAAGCATAAAGCATTTCCCATAGGAGCCCATTTGTTCAACGGTATAACCCTGTCGTCCATAAGTCTAATGGACGATGCTCGAGCGCATGAAATCAACTCGTATACGTAATCTCCGAAGAGATAACGCACTAAGTTGCTTCCAATGCGGTCACTAGCTTCCTTCAAGTCAAGGGTACATAAGTACCCCGATTTGGAGGATTCAAGAGCTAGTCTACCATTCACGGATTGATCCGTGAAGTTAATACGTCCCCTTGTTAGGGGAGACGTGGTAATGCATCGTTCTAAGACCTGACGCTGACCTTGTTGTATCCATATTGCCTCTGCAGGATGCACGCATATTAAGCGTGGACCCCTTGAGTCTTTAGGAACAGCAACAAGTTTAGCGGTTATATCATCCTTCTCCAATATTTCACCTAGCTCTTCCTGTACAAAATAAGACTCCCAAAATGATGGGAGTCCGCAAAAGTACTGGTCGGCTGGGTAGTTTTCTTGGATGGAACGATATATGGTGAGGAACTTCGACTTATCACAGGCTAACCTGGTGGGATAGATCCCACCAGGGCCATGTGAAGGTTCTATTTCCTTCCAATTAGCGCGATAAATAACCGCGCCAATGATGCGACGGGCTTCACGAAACGGGTGGGGAGGGAGGTCGTAACTACTGAAGTTACGATTCCAAACCCCAACCGTGCGATCAACCTCTTCAAAGGCCTCTTGGGCCTCTTGTAGTTGTTGTTTTGTTGGTTCATGTTCGGTTTTATAGCAGAACAGAAGCAATTGCCTTATCGATCTAATGGTCGTTTCCTTCTTATGTAGAAGAAAATGCTCCCAGAGAGGTTTTAACCACTCTGGAAACTCAGGGTTTTCTGCCCTGGACCCTTCGATATATGATAAGACTTGCTTCTCTAGTAATGGCGCATCTATGATGAGCCATTCATATGCCAAGTTACTAGGAGCGTCCAATGGACACTTCTCACTTAACGATATGTCTACTAGCAGGCATCGAAACCAATTTAACTGTTGGTTACTATGAATATTCATTATGCCGTAGGTTCCGCAATGCGCGTATGCCCAATCCGGGAGTTGCAACATGCAACTTTGCCGGAGTTGGACATAGCCATTGTGTTGACTGTTTTAATACTAACTTTGAAGACTGACTTGACATTGCGCCGGTTAAGGCTAACAATAATCAAGACAGAATATTTACCTGAGACATTAGCGAGGACATGAGTCCTTCGCTTGGTGCCATAGGTAATATAACCAATAGCAAACCAGCCTTTAAGGCCGGTCTGTCGTTGGACTTCATTCATCGATGATCTATAGAACTTTTTCATATATATATATGTTTAAGGTGATATCTCACCGACTAACGTTAGTGTTATCGGGTTACTGTTCCTGGGTGACGAAAATTTCGTCCTTCAGGTCAAGGCCCGCAGTTTGAGTGCTCGCGAACAAGGTATTATTCAGATGCTGGACGACCGCAAGGACGTCCGCACTGGTAACACCCGTATCCGCAGGCACTGCGACAACGGCATAGGCGCTCACAGGGGCAATTACGCCCGAAGAGAACGACACATACCGGTCAAAACGCACGAGATGACGCTTACCCTTGACTTTCGTCTTGGAATCAGTGTAATCTTGATGCGAGATGCGAAGTTCCGTAGGGAGATTAACTCCCCGAGAAATATCGCGACGAAGTGATTCGGACTTGTCCGAATACACTTGGTTGAACGACAGTGTGTCGATTGTGAGGTTAGCATTCATAGTATATGTTTGTTGTTTTGGAGTTTTAAAAGGACTCCTACCTTTTTAGGTTCGCCACCAATTGGTGGAGCAACGCCGCACTAAGTGCGAATTGCTTCTTTCCAAACCTCCCGCTACTCGCAATCATTTGACTGTGAGTGTAGGGATCCCGGCGATAATAACTTAACCTATTCTGAACTGTAGCTTTTCCATCCTCTGAGGATACCCAATTGCTAGTTCTGTGTTTAACAGAATTAACAAAGATATCGTACTTCTCAGATGACCAGGAATCTGTAATAACTTTGGAATTACCCGTAAGGGCATTATCCAAGCCATTTACAATTCCGGACATGTCGGCAAACCAATCAACCACAAACGAGAACGGAATCCGTTCCCACATGAGGCTGGCTGGACCGGCAGACAAGAACCTGTTCATTAAGTAATTCAACTTCTGAAAAGAAGCTGTATTATACTTGACAGTATTCTTACCCCGTACACCCACCCTGCGCACAGGAGCAACCAGTGGATAAACCACCGGATGCCACCATGTAGAGTTAGGTGTACTAGGATTGGATGAGCTAAATCCCGCTGCAACAGATGATACCGTAATGGTACCAGCTGCTGAGGCCACAACAGTTCGTGGCTTACCTGCGTTGAGAACGGCCCGATCCATCGAAGCCCGAAGGCTTTTGACGGAGTTGGCCATTTTCTTCATATCGGAGATAAGGGGAGCGAACCCGAACGACCACATTAGAAACAAGTTACTGAGATCAAGTGATTTCAGTCCCTTCTTTCTACGTCTAATCCCTTGCACTGCTTGGGATGACACGTTGCCCGACTTTATACGCAACACCAAGTCATTTAATGACTTGATTGAGTTCGTGAACTGGTCTGCCTCAACAATATTCAGTAGATTATCTACCTCATTGTTGTTGAAGAAACCATCACGAGCTTTAAGCGATAACTCGGCCACCGTTTGTGGATAGCTAATGCTAATATTATTGAAGTCTAAAACTCCATAATATCCCCACGAGTACCAGTGACATCCAGGTCCGGTCGTTATATAACGATCTGTCGACGTGGATTCATCATAGGAGCTCACATCCAGGAGAGAATATTCCCTCTTTCGATGTTCAACTACCTTCACATTACGACGAGGACTTGGATCATCAGTAATTTCTGAATATCCATATTTCATAGTCTTCGTCTGAGCAGCACCGACGTTAGTCGGACCGCTCACATAGGTCCACTTGGGCAACCCATAACGGGTTGTCTTATATGGACCGTGAGTTTGTGTAGTTGTTGGGTATTGTTCGAATCTAG